CGATGCAGTATATCAATGGAACAAAGGCGGTTGTTTATATTGGTAAGGTAGTAAAAACACCTGGTACTTATGGCCCAGATGGTCACGGGATAACTCCACCGATTTATTACCCTGGTGTTGCTTACGATATAATGAGTACAGATGACTTAGATTTTGGAAGTAATGAGGTTTATCCAGGTGATGCATCAGCTCATCAATTTTATGGTTATCCAAGAAATGCTGAGGTTCCACCACCACCTGTAGAAGAAGAAGTAATTTCAGAATAAATAGTGTAACTATATACAAAATAATAATTAAATTTAATCAAAAATGGGAAAAATTAAAGAAGATCAGTTAAAGAAAGTAGTAAAGCAACAAAACGAACTAGCCAGTGTGTTGGGTCAAATAGGTGCGTTAGAATCTCAAAAACATAGTTTACTTCACGCTATAGCTGATATGAACATCAAGATAGAAGAGTATAAAGCTGAACTAGAAGAAGAGTACGGTAAAATATCTATAGACTTATCAACTGGTGAGTATACTGAAATAGAAGAAGATGAGTAATATTATAAGAAAGATTAGTATAGGCTCTGACTATAAAAATGATGCTATGCATTATTCTATAGGTCAAGAAGTTTATGGTGGTCACAAGATAGCTTATATATTACTAGACGAAGAAGATAATTCTTATAACATACATATAAAAAAGAACAATGAGGTATTGCCATGGAAGAAGTTTAATTCTAACATGGCTATATCTATTGAGTATGATCTTCAGTATTGATGAGAAGTGTATATGACTTTATTGTAGAACCAGTAGGAGAAAGATACGATAACGAGTTAAAAATAGGTGATAAGAAATTAGTTTTAAATTCTAAGATAGAAAGTCACAAATTTATAAATAATAAAGCTAAAGTAATATCTGTGCCAATAGCCTTTAAAACCCCTATAAAAGTGGGTGATCAGGTTATTATTCACCATAATGTATTTAGAAGATACTACAACCAAAAAGGTAAAGAGGTAAATAGCAGTAAGTACTTTAAAGAAAATAAATATTTTTGTCAATTAGATCAAATATATTTATATGGTAAAGATAACTCGTGGAAACCTTTTAACAATAGATGCTTTGTAGCACCTATAATTAATAAGGATGAGTTAGAGCTAAAGAAAGAAAAAAACCATATTGGAATACTAAAATATGGTAATAGTTCCTTAGAAGCTCTTAAAATAAACAAAGGAGACGTTGTGGGCTTTACACCTAACAGCGAATTTGAATTTGTCGTTAACGATGAATTATTATATTGTATGAAATCAAAAGATATTGTAATTAAATATGAGCACGAAAAAGACCAAGCTCAGTATAATCCAAGCTGGGCAAAGAGCAGTTGAGGAATTAATAAAAGTAGCTAAAGAGCCTATTGTTGATTCAGGAGATGATATAACCGCTGATAGATTAAAGAATGCTGCAGCCACAAAGAAACTAGCTATATTTGACGCTTTTGAAATACTAACACGTATTGAAGAAGAAAAAAGTATGTTAAATGAAAGTGAGAATACTAAAGAAAAATCTTTTAAAGGTTTTGCAGAGGGGAGGTCTAAATGATGTACAAACAAACATTAGTAAAAACACTTGATGATTACATTAAACCTGGTATTATAAAAAAAAATAACAGGTATAAGAAATGGAATTATGGCTATGATGCTGAGCATGATATAGTTATAATAAGCAAAGATGGTACATTAGGTGAAATAATACAGATACAAAATCTAGTCATAGGTCTACCTTTAGAACCTGAAAATATATACAAGCGTTCAAGAAAAAAAGAAGAGCAGAAGTGGGAGAGATTAGAGTACCCTAAAGAGCTTTCAAAAATAAAAAGTGTATTTGATTGGGAGAAATACCCTAGCGCATTTAAAGAAAAATGGTATGATTATATTGATGAAGAGTTTAAGAGAAGGGAGCAGGGTTTTTGGTTCAAAAACAATGGTAATGGCAATTATATTACTGGTACTCACTATATGTTCTTGCAGTGGTCCAAAATTGATGTTGGGGCAGCAGACTATAGGGAGTCGAATAGATTATTCTTTATCTTCTGGGAAGCTTGTAAAGCAGATGTACGGTGTTACGGAATGTGTTATCTTAAGAACAGACGATCAGGTTTCTCTTTCATGGCATCAAGTGAGACGGTTAACCTTGCTACAATATCCACAGATTCAAGATTTGGCATTCTATCAAAGTCCGGGCAAGATGCCAAGAAGATGTTTACTGATAAGGTCGTACCCATATCGGTTAATTACCCCTTCTTCTTCAAACCGATCCAGGACGGTATGGACAGGCCGAAGACAGAACTCGCGTACAGAGTACCAGCATCGAAACTTACAAGAAAGAAACTTGATGAGGGTATCGCCTCAGAGGAGAAACAGGGTCTCGACACGACAATCGACTGGAAGAACACCGGGGACAACTCGTACGATGGTGAAAAACTAAAGATATTAGTACACGACGAGAGTGGTAAATGGGAGAGACCAGATAATATATTAAATAACTGGAGAGTTACAAAAACTTGTTTACGTTTAGGTAAAAAAATAGTAGGTAAATGTATGATGGGTAGTACCTCAAACGCTTTAGACAAGGGTGGTGCTAATTTTAAAAAATTATATTATGCTTCAGACGTCAGGGAGAGAAACCGCAACGGGCAGACTAGCTCAGGATTATATAGTCTGTTCATACCTATGGAATGGAATTACGAAGGATTCATCGACGCTTATGGCTTACCTGTATTCGATACACCGAAAGGAAAAATATTAGATCCTACTGGTGATATAATTACAACAGGAGTAATAGAGCATTGGGAAAATGAAGTTGACGGTTTAAAGAGTGATCAAGATGGATTAAACGAATACTACAGACAATTTCCAAGAACAGAGAAACACGCTTTTAGAGATGAAGCAAAATTATCTCTATATAATTTAACTAAAATATATGAGCAAATAGATTTTAACGAAGATGTTAAAAACAAGAGCTTAGTTACAAGAGGTAGTTTTCAGTGGAGAGGTGATGTTAAAGATACTGTAGTTGAATTTAAGCCAAACAATAACGGTAGGTTTTATATATCTTGGATTCCATCGATGAACTTACAAAACAATGTTATTATAAAAAATGGCTTAAAATACCCAGGCAATGAGCACATTGGTGCTTTTGGGTGTGATAGCTACGATATATCAGGTACAGTTGATAAAAGAGGTTCTAATGGATCTCTGCATGGTTTAACTAAATTTAATATGGATAATGCTCCATCTAATATGTTTTTTTTAGAATATATAGCTAGACCACAAACAGCAGAAATATTCTTTGAAGATGTTTTAATGGCGTTGCATTTTTATGGTATGCCAATACTAGCAGAGAATAATAAACCTAGATTACTGTATTATTTAAGAAGAAGAGGTTATAGAAACTTCTCTATAAATAGACCTGATAAAGCATATAATAAATTATCTGTAACTGAGAAAGAAATTGGTGGAATACCAAACTCTAGTGAAGATATTAAACAAGCTCACGCTGCTTCTATTGAAACATATATAGAAGATCATGTTGGTTATACTGGAGAAGGCTATGGACAAATGTATTTTCAAAGAACATTAGAGGACTGGGCAAGATTTAACATAAACAATAGAACAAAACACGATGCAACTATAAGCTCTGGACTAGCTGCTATGGCTTGTAATAAAAACAAGTATTCACCAGTGTATAAAGTGCAGAAAAGAAAAGTGCAATTATCTTTTAACAGATATGACAATAATGGAAATATTTCAAAAATAATAAAATAAATGATTTATACTAGTACAAATAGCTCTTTCCCAAGTCAGGTAGTACCAGATTCAGAAAAGGAAAGTTTAGAGTATGGTCACGCTGTAGGTAGAGCCATTGAGAATGAGTGGTTCAAAGGCGACAGAGGTACTAATCTTGGTGGAAGATTTGCAAGTAATTGGCAGTACTTTCACAGATTAAGACTTTACGCAAGAGGAGAGCAGTCTGTTCAAAAGTATAAAGATGAGTTATCTATAAATGGTGACTTAAGCTACTTAAACCTAGACTGGAAACCTGTAGCTGTATTATCTAAGTTTGTTGATATTGTTGTTAACGGTATGACAGATAAAGGATATGAAATAAAATCATTTGCGTCAGATCCATTTGCTGTAAAAGAAAGAACACAACACGCCACTGATTTGGCTGAAGATGCTTTCTCACAAAACCTTATACAAGAAGCTCAGCAAAACTTTGGTATTGATTTAAGTAGAACTAACGTACCTAAAGATCAATTACCTAAAAGTAAAGAGGAGTTAGAGCTACATATGCAACTTAGTTATAAGCAAGCTATTGAAATAGCTGAAGAAGAGCTTATAAACAATGTATTAGATTATAATAAATACGAAGAAGTTAAAAAGAGAGTGGCTTACGATTTAGTCACTATAGGTGTTGGTGCTAGTAAGACAGATTTTAATTTAGCTAACGGTGTTACTGTTGATTATGTAGATCCAGTAAACTTAGTATATTCTTATACTGAAGACCCTAATTTTGAAGATATATATTATGTCGGTGAGGTTAAAAGCGTTCCATTAGAAGAACTTAAAAAGCAATTCCCACAATTAACTGACGATGACCTTAAAGAAATACAACAATTTCCAGGTGACTCTAATTACACTAGAAACTTTAATGGTCAAGATAGTAACTATGATAATGTTCAAGTTCTTTATTTCGAGTACAAGACTTATACTAATCAAGTATTTAAAATAAAACAAACAGATCAAGGATTAGAAAAAGCATTAGAAAAAGATGATACATTTGATCCACCTGAGAGTGATAACTTTAATAGAGTTAGTAGATCTATAGAAGTATTATATAGCGGTGCTAAGATTTTAGGTTATGAAAAAATGCTTAAATGGGAGTTAGCAGAGAATATGACAAGACCTTTTAGTGATCAAACTAAGGTTAATATGAACTATGTTATATCTGCTCCTAGAATGTACAAAGGTAGAGTTGAAAGTATTGTTAGTAAAACTATTGGGTTTGCTGATATGATACAATTAACTCA